TTTTCATTTATAGGTTCTGCTGTTAATCCAGTAACATTTGCAGGTAATGCAGTTTTACCTTGTGCAACAAAAGTTAAGTTAGCAGATGTTGCACTTGTTTGTAATGCTCTGTTATAGCTAAATACTTGAAACTCATATGTACCCACATCAGTATTAAATATTTCATAGTCAGGTGAGGATACTGTTACAGAAACAAAATTACCATTATTAAATCTATAGTTAACCTGATACTGTGTAACACCTACTATTGGCTGCCAACTTAATATTAATTTTGAAACAGCCTGATTATTAATAACTACAATTTTTTCTTCTGCCTGTAATGCAGATGGTGGATCTTTAGGTAAGTTTAATATAGATACTGTTCTTGTTGGTAAACTTGCACCATCTTCAATAAAAGCATATTTAGTATCTATATAAGATAAAGCTGTAATTGTATAATTTATATCATCAACTTCTTCAACAGAAACAACTCTAAATTTTTGTGCTTGTACTGTATCGTCTTGTAATAGCCAATTACTATTTACATTAGGTAGCTGTGAATATGCAGATGCAACTGTTATTACACCATTTACAATACTCTGTACAGTTTTTGTTTCCATTGTTCCATCAGGCAAAATTACACTTAAAGTAGGATTATTTGTTGTAGGTAAATCTGTAGCAGAAGTATTATCTACAGTTATTTGTGTTGTTGTTGCAGCGTTTATTCTCCCACCCCTTCTTACACCAGATCGTACAGGATCAGCTATTTCTATAACTGCACCAGGTTTAACAACTATGCCAGAATCTATAGATGTAGAAAAACTTACTACCTCGCTTTCATTTTGTTCTGCAAATAAAATAGCCTTTGCTAATCTTCTAGCCTGACCTCTGGATGTACACGCAAATGCTTTTACCTGTTTAATGATTACTCCAAATTTTGCTATAGCAGCAGTATCTTCATAAACTTCATAATCTATCTCTCTACTATCCATATTAAAGTAAGAAACAGAAATTACAGTATGTCTTGTTTTAAGTCCACTACCAGAATAATTAAAACCTGCTTCTGATACGTTAGATAAAGAATATAAATAACTTGCATCTTTTGGACTATCCTGTGCAAGTTGTATAGTTCCTTCAGCCCATATAGGCATACACCTCATAACACCTGCCAAATCATTTATTAGATCAAATGCCTCATTAGAAGATTGAATATTTACATTGCAACTAAATCTAGCTTCCTGTCCTCCTAAACCATCTGATACCAATGTATTTGCAAACTTACTGGCAGTAACAAAAGAAAACAGATCAAGAGAACTATCAGTTATATGATTACCAAATCCATATCTAGTATCTGTAAGAAGATCAAGTAAAACCATTGCAGGGCATGAACACCATTGAGCAGCACCCATTACACCATTAAAAATATATCCATCAGGGTACACTATGCGACCAGTAGCAGAATCAATAGTTGGTGTACCTGACCCATTAGCACCTGCACCTGGTATTCTTACTTTTATTCCTCTGATACGATATTTTCTACTTGGTATAGATTGAAACTGCATTGAATCCAACCTTACAGATGCATAAGCACTATTAGGGTATGTACTGGCATCATCAATAATTTCTGCGTAACTTGTCCACGTAAACGCATCTATAACGCTAGTAGATGTACTATCTGCTGTAATTCTTGTAACTCTTATATCAACAGGAAAAGCACCTGTAAGATTTACCCTATAGTCTCTTTGGTACGCATCAGCAGTCCGACCTGTGACAGTATCAGTTATAACATCAGTAAATCCACCAGAATTATATTGTACTGATATTTTTAGTTGTACAGAAGTACCTAATAAATCACCTTTATCTGTAGCTCTTTGTAATTGTGGAAATGTAATAGTAATATTTGCAGCGTCAACATTTGTATTTGTTATCTGTCTTGTAACAGGTGATGCTGCTGTAACTGTAGAATTTACACCTATTGTAGATGCACTACTTTCTATACCCTCTACTTTAGTTTGATCTGATGTACCAAATCTAGGATTAAATTGTACATCTTGAAAATTAAAGTCAGTTGCAGTTGGATTTGCTGAATTAGCAGTAGATTTTAAAACAGGTGTATCATTAAGAAATACATCTTTTAATGCAGCGTTATTATATGCAGTAGTTCCTTTTGTTAATCCCTCCTTTGATGCAGAAGCAAAACCCTCTATTTCACCCTCAGATACCAAATCTAAAAAAGTAGCAAAACTTCTACTATGTAAATTGTCAGGTGTTCTAGTTGGTTGTGGTGGGGTAGGTGGACTTCCACCACCTGATCCAATAATTTTTTTTGGTGCGTCTGTCATGCCTGTACCTGCTGTGTGTCAATAGCACCACTTATTACAACTGAACCAGTTATTATTTCACCATAGACTATAGGTACTTGAGTACCAGCCCTTGATGTGTTTTGTGTTCCAGAAAAATTAAAAGATATACGTGGATCTTGCTCATTAGAAATATCTGGCATTTCTGGTAAAGGAAATAACATATTGCTAACGCCTTGCAATGCTAATAGGCCACCAACAGTTCCAGCAATAGTGCTTAATTGAATTGGTGATGTAAGTCCAAACGTACCTATAAAAGCAGTTTGTAAACCAGGTATGAAAGATGCACCAATTAAAGCAGCACCTAATAATATTTTACCTGTGTTACCACCAGCACCAGTTATTACAGGAACAATATGTATATCTTCTTGTCCTATGGGGTTGTGTATATCTTTTTCATCAACAGCATAATTACCAACCTTTACCTGATAATATTTAGGATTCATATATTTTTCTATCTGCGGAAAATTATTAACAAGAAAACTAACTGCTTTAGCAAGACTATCTACGTGTATTTCAAATTCTTTATGGCCTACAAACTTTGCAAGCTCGCCATATAGTTTTAACTTACGCAACATAACGATACCTACCTCCTGTGCATTTTAATAACCATTGAGAATAAGGCTCTCTACAAGATAGTCTATCGGTTAAATGATGTAAAACATCACCATCTAAAAAAATAGCTACATGATTTAAACCACAAGATCCAATAGACATAAACAACAGATCCCCATTAATTGTTTTTTCTTCTGGCCTAAGTTCTCTAAAACCAGTTCTCCATGCACATCTTTCAAACATTGGATTTAATATAAACTCTTCTGGTGTTGTTGGTCTATCCCAATCTTTTAATTCAATATTTTTTTCTTGTTTGTACCAATCTCTTACTAAACTCCAACAATCAGTAACACCCCATACCCATTGACGACCTAATAAAGGTGGCTTGTAACCACAGGGTTCTAAGTATGCCCATTGTTCTGTTTTTGGATTAACAATATGCCAGGCTAAATTACTTTGTTCACAACTAATTTTATCTGCTTGACTTGGTGTTGGTGGTGTTACAGGGTGACTATGAACAACGGCTGTTATATCTCCTGTATTATCTGCTTTTACATAATCTTCTGGATCAATAATAAAACATTGATGATTTGTCATTGAAAGATTACGACAAGGATAATACCTTTCTTTTCCTCGAATATTCAACAATAAACCACAAGACTCTTTAGGATCTTGTTCTTTCGCATGAGCAAGTGCTTCTTCTTTCCAATTCATGCAATAAACGTACCTATTGATGGAAATTCTGCTCTTGTACATTGTCTACCAGCACGTACACCTGCTAAATCAAAAGTAGCAGCTAATTCAAATGTAACTAATTCTCTATTCTCTGCTGATTTTCTATCAATCTGATATATTTGAACATCCTCTGCTGTTGAATCAGGCGTACCGAATGGATTTGTATTACCTGGAAAATTTATTGAATCTAAATACCTAGCTGATGTTCTTATTCTTTTTACAGTAGAACCAGTTAAATCATTACCAGCAGTTGTAGAATTAACATTTAACAGAATTGCTGTAATCGTACCAAGTGCATTAGATATTGTGATTTTAGGTCTAGGTATTTGACCTCTTTTAAAAGCAAACCCATCCGCAGATATTGGCATTTTGACATAAGTATTTCCAGCCCATACAATATTTCCATTACCAACTGAATTTGTGCCAGCATGAAATCTATATGTAGCAGTTGAACCATGTAATGCAGCACTTGTTGTAATACTGAATAATTCTATAACTGCTGAAGGGTTAATTTTTTGTAAATCAGTTATTAAAGGTGTTGTACTCATGATTCAAATACTTGTCTAAATGTAGCTGTGATAGTAGCCCTGTTAGGTACGTTTATCTGTTTTTGCCATGTATCACATACAAATTTATATGATGTGCTTTCGCCTGGTGGTGTGTAATCAAAACTAGCCCTATCTTCTGCCCTCTCA